ATCCAGCACCATGAGCAGCGGGTAGAGCGCGCCAACAACACCGTAGATCCCGAAGAGCCAGAACAGGGTTCGGTTCTCAACACCCCGCTTGGCCCCGATGACAGCGGCGATGTGAGTGGGCAGCAGCCCGATCGCCAGCAGCCACGAGAATACATAGCTGGGCGGGCCGGGGATGGTCTCCACCACGAGACTCGGCGTTGTCGAGAGGTTGGTGATCAGGTACACGGCACACATGCCGATGATCGACACCCATGTAATCACCAGTGCCCAACGGGTATTCAGGTCGGCGACCTCGCACGTGGTGCGCGCGAAGATGTACGAGGACGCGACCATGAGCACGTAGGTGATGATCTGCGAGAGGTTGGCCCAGCCGGTCAAGTCCATCAGCGGCGGATCGAGGGTGGTGACGAGGGCGCTCACAAGCTGGGAAATGCTGGTCACCCACAGCCCGATGGTCAGCAGCCACGGCGCGTGTACGACCGTCCGGTAGATAGCCGAAAGCGCCAGAACCACAGCGCAAGCCGTGCCGAGTGGGTCCATCAGAAACCTTTCTCGAAGATCTCAGCAGCGGTGGGCAGCCTCTTCGGCCGGTCGGGGGTATCGCGGATGGCTTCGGCGATCACTTCCAGCAGATCGGCATTCAGGGCGTTAGCGATCATGTCTGCGTCATCCAGGCCGATCGGCTGCGTACCGGTACGCCGGGACCCCAGTAGCCGCGACACCTTGTCGGCGGTGTAGCCGGTGCGCTTGGCAATGGTGTGCTGGTCAATCTGCTTCTTGGCGGCGATTGCTCGTAGGACAGCACTGACAGCACGGGACAGGGGATGTGGGCGCACAGGTAACAGAATAGACGCAAATTTCAATAACCTCTGGCATTTTTTAATAATCGCCGCTATCGTCCGTTTTCTAGTTACGTCGGGGAGGCGCTACTTTCAAGCAAGGGGGCTTGCACCAATGTCGAAAACGCTTGTCGTAGAGGGGTATTCGCAGCACTATACCGGCGTCCGCGCCAAGGCTAGGGGGCCTCAGCGATGACGGTGCGTGCAACCTCAGGACCGGCACCGCTACCGGTCCCGCGCGAGTGGCAGCCGCTCGTAGACCGTTACCGGCTCACCCTCCAGGCCGCCGGGTATCCGAAGACCACCATCGGCACCCGGATGTCCCACATGAACCGGATAGCCAGGTCCTTGGCGATACCGCCCGAGGCGGTGACACACGATCTACTCGAGGTTTGGTTCGCTCACCAAACCCAGTGGGCGCAAGAGACACGGCGCGGCTATCGCACGTCGGCGACGAAGTTCTTTGGCTGGGCCCACGCGGCAGGCCATATACCGATCGACCCGTCCACGAAGCTACCGTCAGTGAAGCCGGGGCTACCCGCACCGAACCCCGCGCCTGACCGCATCTGGAAGGAAGCCCTCCTCGCGGCCGACGCCAGAACCACCGTGATGCTGCACCTCGCCTGCGGGGCCGGGCTCCGGCGGGCCGAAGTCGCACAAGTCCACACCGATGACCTCCGGGAGGGCTTCTCCGGGTACCAACTGCTCGTGCACGGCAAGGGCGCCAAGGACCGCCTGATCCCGATCTCAGACGAAATCGGCGCGATGATCCTCGCCGGGCCGGGCGGCCACACCCCCGGTCACGGCGACAGGGGATTCCTATTCCCTGGGGCGGATGGCGGCCACCTCTCCGCACGGTGGGTCGGAAAGCTCTGCGCGGCAGCGATGCCGGGGGTTTGGACGATGCATAAGCTGCGGCACCGGTTCTCTACCCGCGCATACCAGCGCACCCGGAACCTCCGCGCCCTCCAGCAGCTCCTCGGGCATGCGAGCGTCGCCACGACGCAGATCTACACTGCGGTCGATGACGACGAAATGCGGGAGACGATGCTCGCCGCTACTGACACCAGCCCGCGCCCTTGGACGCGGTGGGCGAGCTCTGCGGCAGGAGTTGTAGTTGCGGCCAGCGCCGCGACACTAGCCAGTCATGCGGTGTCGCTAGTACCTTAACCGCTATGGACCTGCGGAAACTCGGCTTGTGTGCGCTCTCAGCGGTGGCGCTGGCTGGATGCAGTCAGCCTGCCGGCCAAACTGCTGCCGGCGGAAGCACGGTCGTCACGTCGGTGATCGTGTCGGTACCGGCGGCGGCGCGGGAAACTGTCACCGTGACGGCGCAACCAACTTCCGTAACCCCGGAAGAGGGCGACCCTAACGACCAGGCGTTCATGGCCGTACTTGTACAGCACGACATCAACGTGGGCAGCCGCGCGCAGTCGATCGCACTGGGACACAGGGTCTGTGAGTGGTTCGAGGAGCGGCCAGACAATGACTTGGCCGCCGCCGTGAAGGGCATCGTCCAGAGCTACCCGAAGATCTCCCAGGAGCAGGCTGCACTCTTGGCTGGCGCGGCGGGCCGCGCGTACTGCCCGGACACTCAAATCAGGTAGCGCCCATAAACGACAAAGAGGGCCAGCCCGTAGCGGGCTGGCCCTCTTGCGGATCTCGGCGTTACCGGCGAGCTGCGGTGAGCATCGCGTCTACCCCGGTGGCCGCGAAGTCGTTGGAGCGGTCAACGTCCTCGATCTCTTGAGCGTAGGAGGTAACCGCGTGCATCACTCCGCCAGCGGTGAGCTGGCCGCCCTTGATGAAGTGATCGAGGATGCCCTTCATTTCGTCCTGCGAGTAGGCAAGCTTCTTGCCTACGGCCTCGATGGCGCCCTGCGCGTCTTCCAGCGGAACGGTGCTGGTCTGCTCCAGCTTGGCGACGGTGCGGGTGACGTAGTCCACGTTCATGAACGAGGTGACTGCGTCCTTGACCTGCTGCTTGACCAGCTCGTTGGATGCGTCGATGGTTTCGGTGGACCATTCGATCTGTCCTTCATCGAGCTTCTTACCGAGGTGGACTTTCCGCATGGCGTCGGCGTTGATGGTCATGCCGTTGTCGCACACCAGGACCCGCAGCTCTGGGGTGATGGTGAGTGCGCCGCCACCGGTTTCGCTGTTGGTGACGAGGAGGCCCGCGTACACCAGCTTGGGGTTCTCGGCGGCCTCGCCACCGTGGCCGGTGCCCTGGAACGGTGAGCGGTAGTTCTCCAGCAGCTTCTCCGCTTGAACGCCGTACTCGCGGGCCGTGACGCGGAGATACAGCCGGTCATCGGTGAGGTCGCAGCTGCGGATGTGGGTCTCGTTGAGACCGGCAGCCTGCATCCCGTCCAGCAGCGCGAGCACGGTGTCGAGGTTGTCGCGGATGCCGTACTTGTCCGAGAGCACCGCGCGGACGATTCCGTTCGAATCGGGGTAGAGGGGGTCGGTGCCGTAGAGGGTGCGGACGAGAACCTTCTTCTCGGGATCGGCCATGATGGCCAACTCGTTGAAGTTGGTGTCCAGCAGCTCGACGTGCTGCGCGCGCAGCTTGCGGACGTACTTGGTGGGGATGTCGAGCACGTTCCCCAGCTGAGCGTCGGCCAGTCCGGTCATGCGGAACGCGCCGTTTACCTCGGTCACCCCGCGCTCATCGATGTGGGGCTCGAAGCCGTCGAGGATGAGTTCGCCGTGCTCGAAGTGGATACGGGACATCGGGACCACGAGGTCGGCCTTGTGGGCGTGCTGGTGTTGGAGGAGTTCCACCAAGGAGGCGAGGTCGCCCCGGCGGAGGGTGCGTTGCGGGAGAGCCGGGAGGGTGGCGGGAGCGGTCATCTGAGCATTCCTTTCGAGTATTCAGCGAGGCAGCGAACCATTCGCTAAACTGACTTGAAAAGTATAGCGCGCTTTACCGACGCAGCGCTATCTTGCTGCATAAACAACTCATTTCCCCAGTTCGCATTATTGCCTTGTCCCTATTTGCCCTGAGCAGCACTCACCCAGCCACGGAGGGCCTGTCGCGGTAACGCGACCAGGAGGGGGTGGTAGAGGACGGAGCGGGGCCGGTGGTTACCGGGTGCCGCGCCAGATCTGCCCAACGCGCTGCTTGGTCAGGCCAGCGGCCTCACCAATCTCAGGCTGGGTCAGGCCGAGGTTCTGGCCATCCTTGATCGCTTCAATGAGCAGCGACTCAGCGCTCTCGCGGCGCGCACGACGCCGGGCGATGAGTTCCAGGTGTGCCACCTGCTCCTCGCTCAGCTTCCGCTCACGCACCATGCGGCGAAGTATAGCCCGCTTTACCCATCAGCAAACGAACGAAGTCCGCCCCCCGGCCCGAAGGCCAGAGGGCGGATCAACCGGGACAAGATCAGCTGAGGGCGGTCACCGCGTCATGTGCGGGTCTGAATACGCCGTAGCGCCACTATCAGCTTGACGAGCGCGTAGCCCAGCCCCACGTATAGGACGCCGCGTACCTGACCCCGCCACGGGTAGTCCTGTCCCCACCACACGGAAACTGAATTCTGAGTGAGCACTAGCGACAACACGAGGTAGATGCTCACCGTAACCCGCCCGAGAGGCCTCACCCACCACGCCGACCGAAGCACGTACAGGAGGGTGAACATCCAAGAGAACACCGCCGCCACCGTGAGCGCGACATCGGCCACGGTCTCCGGGTTCAGCCAGATCATCGGTACGAAGGCCAACGCCGCGACCACCGCCGCGTGCCGCAGGCGTACCGGGTTCCTCATCTTGCCAGCCTCCGTCTCATGGTTCGTTCCCACGCTTCCGCAAACCCGTTGCTCTCCATGAGCATTTCGGCGCGGCGCTCAATTTCTGCGGCCTGGTCCAACCGCTGCTGCGCGTCGTGCCGCTGCGCCAGCGCATCCTCCACCCCCGCCTCGTCCGGGCGGAGCCGCTTCCCCCACATCAGGTTTCGCCATTTCATGGCCGCTCCTGCTGAATAGACTCAATCGCCCTCACCGCGAGCTGCGCCGGGGCCGCGTACTTGTCCACAGCTCCAACCAGATTCTTGGTCGCTTCGCGGAGGTATTCGATCTCGTCGTCCTTGGAGGCAACGAGCCTGTCCACCGCGCCTTTCGGCACCAGACGGTCAGTCATGATCGCCCACACCACAGTGATTGCGAGGAAGAGGAACGCCCCGGCGAACATGAAATCGTCAGGGCTATTCAGGAGGGGCGACATCGGCCCGATGGCGAACATGTAATCCTCTCCGGGGCGGTTGAACAACCGCCACATCGCCCTCATCTACGCGGCCACCAGCGCTTCCAGGCGCTTGGTCGCCACGTCACGCATGTGTTTGATGCCGTACTGCCAGTACGTCATTCCTGTCCCCGGGCATTCGTTCAGGTGGTAGGTGACGTGCGGGCCGGTACCGCGAGCCACGAACAGGCCGCCGTTCCAGATGGCCTTAGCCAATGCGGGAATCTCGCGGCCGGGGTTCGTGATTAGCTCCAACAGCTGCTCTGGCACAGTGTCTTTACCGGTCCAGCGGCGGAACACCGCGTTGAAGATGGCGCGCTCCATCTCGCCGACATCACCGTCCGGGCAGGTGGTGTACAGGTCGCCGCGCTGCGCCAGGTTGATGCAGTACGACTCCTCGGCGAGTTCCAACTGCGGGTCGATCCCGTGCCCGCCGGGGTCGGTGTTGCCCGCGTAGGCCCCTGAGGGCCGCATCGGGTTACCCCAACTGGCAGCGGCAATGAAGTCCCTATACCGGGGGTGGAGGTCGCCAGCGCGGAGCCGGTTACGGATGCGTCCGCCGACGATGCTGCCCTGGCTGTAGTCGAACATCGCGAACGGGCCGGGGCAGATGCTCCGGTCATTGATGAGGCGGAGCAACTCCGCCTCGCCCTCATTCACGGAACCGTCCATGGGTACGGCAGTCGCCGGGTAGTTTCCAACCGGCTGCCACCAGAACAGGTCCAGGCATTCCCGCGCGGCGTCCGCCGGCAGGCCGATACCGAATGGGTCCGCCTGCCCTGTCCCGTGGATGGAGAACAAGGTCGGGAAAATACCGAGGCGGTGCAGGTCTGCATCCGTGACCACACCCGTCTGGGGTTGTCCGGTGCGGCTCTGGTATTCGCGCTGCACCTTGTCGTCGTCGTAGCCGAAATACGAGTCCACCTTCAACGTGCTGCCGTCCGCCGAGAGCGCGTATCCCCGGTATCGGTTGACCATCGTCTTCTGCCAGGCCGCAGTGACGAGGCCGTTCGATCCGACCTTGAGTGGCATCAGTTGCCCGGCAAGATCTGGTCGAGTGCCTGCTTCGCCAGCGGGCCGACACCGGGAACGCTGCCGAACGCGTCAGTGGCTACCTTCTTCACACGGTCGAGGTCAGCCTGCGCTTGCGCAGCTGTGTCGATCAGCACGGGGATACCGTTGAGGACTTGGTCCACGGGTGAGGCAGCCGCGTCGTGGATTCCCTTCTTGAGCTGCTTGCCCAAGATGACGCCCGCCGTACCGGAACCGACAGCGCCGATCAGGGTGCCGAGGGTGACCACGAGGTTGTTCCATTGGCCCCCTTGGTCGGTGCTCAGGACACCGAGCGCAATCAGGATCGGCACCACTGCGCCAACCAGGCCGGAGAACAGGTAGTAGTACTGGCGAATCTTGTCGGTCATGACGAAGCTCCGTTCTGTGAGATAAACGCGTGTAGTAGTTCGGGATTCGTTGACTCCAGGTAGGCAAGGCCCTCCTGGAGGTAGTCGGCAGGAACCTTCTTCAACATCCGCTTGGCGTTGGCGATGAACTCGGGCGAAGTGTTCGCGCCCAGTCCCGCTGCCGAGCGGACAAGGCGCCGAATGGAATCCAGGTCACCGACCTGAACGGCCTTCCACTCGGTGTACAGCTCGTGCAGCATCAGGTCCTTGTTGCGGTCGATCCGGCACCAGGTGCCGATGTTTCCTTCGCCGGGGTCGCGATAACCGGAGAGGGATTCGTGTTCCTGGGTCTGCTCCCGGAACACTCGGTCCCATTGGTCTTGTGGTACTTGGGCCATGTCGTCTCCTTCCTGGATGAGTTCGAGTAGCCGGTCGCCCAACGCGGTTGCGCGGTTGTACCGGTTCTGGCGGTCGGGCAGGCCGTTGTAGCCGCCGTTGATGAGGTAGGTGACGCCGTTGAGATCGGCGCGATCGCAGAGCGCGTTGATGTTGGCCCGGGCCACGGTCCAGTACCAGGCCGGGCCAATACCCGCGTACTGGAGTTCGGCCAGCTCGCGGGGCCGGTCCACGAAGTAGGTGGGGGTAGGGATGAGGCCATTCTGGAAAGCCCACCGGGAGAATGCCGCGTAGTTCTCGCGCCAGGTGATCTGAATCCAGGTACGCCCCAAGTATTTCCACCGCTCGGTGGCTCCGCCGTCGCCCTTCTCGTACTCTTCTGTGGCGTTGAAGTTGTCGGACTCATGGCCTATCTGAGCGAGCCACATTGCGATGCGTCGGGGACTCACGCATTCGCTCAGGCGTAGGCCCTCGGCCACCTGCGGCAGGATCGCCGCCGCTCTGGCGATAGGCAGGCCCGTGGCCTCGGCCAACACCTGAGCGTTCCAGCTGCCGTCAGTGGTTCCCCGTTTGTACGTCGAGAAGCCGTCAGCGCGGATGAACTTCGCGATGAACTCGCGGCAGAGGTCTTGGTTGGCGTAGGTCCCGTACCCCATCTGGAAGTGCATGCTGTCCTTGGGCGTGGACCAGTCGTTGCCCCAAAACACGAGCTGCACACCCTTGTAGGTGTAGAACTTGAGCAGGTCACGTATCGCGGGTACTTGGTCGCCGTGGATCAGGCTGGAGCCCTTCCACCCGGCAGTAGGGTCGCTGGCCTCCGGGCCCATGGGGTGATCGGTCCAGTTGTAGTCAAAGGCTGTTCCGCCCAGGTGGTTTGAAGTGGCAACGCTGTTGGTGGGTGTCCATCCGCCTTCGTCTGTGCCGCCCCGCGCGTTGTATACGGATTCGATACGGGCGTTGAGGTCTGCGGCAAACGTCTTCAAGATGATGTTCGGGATGCCCCGTTGGAGCGGGATTCCTACATCTGTTCCAGGGATGGGGTTGGTGTCGCATTCCGCGATACTGCATGAGGGCCAACCGTTTTCGGTGATCATCAGTAGTTCGCTTCCATGTCGTGCTTTGACTCGTACACGAAGAGAGCGACACCCAGCGCCACGCCGAGGAGAGCGCCGATAGCGACGCCTCCGACTATCGCGAGCGCCTTGGGGTAGTTCGAGGTGCCTATCATGTTGTTCTCCAGTCGTTTTAGGGGAGACGCCACAGGACTAGGGCGCTGAACAGGACAGCGCGGCGGTGGGGCCACTTCGCGGCGCTTCCGCCTCGGCAGGGGTGATCGACCACGGGCCGCTCGCAGATCGGGCAGCGGTCCTCGGGGTGGACTTCGTTGAAGGCGGGTAGGTCGGTTCCGTACTCGTCGCAGAGGGCGAGCACTTCCCGGATCACGTTCCTGCGCGTTGTATCTCGTTGGAGACGAACAGGTCTCCGTTCTTGATTGGCCGGATATCGACCAAGGTCCGAATGTCGAATACCAGGGGATGCTCGGGCTGGGACATTCCCACCGGGGCGCCGCCTACCGGCTCCATCCAGTAGGTGAAGAACGGGTACCGGCCTGCGGGGGCGTGTGCGACTGCCGAACCCTCGATGGTGCCGTTGGGGGTTGGCTGCCAGTTGATTTGTCCGCGCTGGTAGTCGGGGTGTAAGGGTTCGCGTCCGTCTTCCAGGGCCAACCCGATGTACACCGGCCAGACGACGATCTGGAGCAGGCCATCGGCTTTCGAGGGGGCGGTCACGCCACGCCCAGCGAGGGCGTGAGTACCAGGTTTCCGGCGGTGGAGAAGATGGCTTGGGTGACAGCGCAGTTGTCGATCATGTTGGCGGCACCGACCGCCGAAGCAGACGCCAGGATGGCGTAGTTGATCGTGGATGCAGGGACCGGGATGGTCACCGCCGAGCCGGTTACCGCGCCGCCGGAGCCGGATGTCCAGGTGGTTTGTGCGCGTGCGTAGCCGCCGCCGGTAGATTCATTCGCGGGTGTTTGCGAGGTTCCCGGTGAGGCGGTTGCCGAGCCGATCCAGTTGCCGAGTGCCTTCCACGCGTCAGCGAGCGATTGGCGTGTCTGGGGTACTTGTATTGCCACGTGGGTTGCCTCCGTTGTCTATTGGTATGCGCGGCACCAGGCTTGGCCGTTGCCGCCTAGTCCGCCTTGGGTGCGTGAGCCGAAGATTCCGCCGTTGCCGCCCGCGCCTCCGGCGCCGGGCTGGGCTCCGGCTCCTGCGTTGCCTGTTCCGCCGTTGCCGCCCGTGTAGCCGACCCCTTGAAAGGTGAAGTTGCCTGGACTGCCACCGTTCTGGCCGGACTGGGTGCCGCTTCCGCCGGTCGCGGTGACGGTGACGGTTTGGCCCGCAAGGTTCTGGTATGTCAGTACGGTGTTGGTGCCTGCGGTGGGCCCGGCGTTATCGCTGTTCGCAGGCCGTGCCCCGCCCCCTCCGACATTGATGGTTAGTGTGGTTGCGGTCCAGGAAATATCGACGCCGCGTTCCAACCGCACGCCTTGCCACTGGCCGGGGTTGCCGCCCTTACCGGCGGTGTTGACTGCGCCGTTGCCTGTTTGGCCGGATGCCCCGCCGCTGATGAAGACGACATCTATGTAGCGGCACCAGTAGGGGATGTTGTAAGTGGCGGAGCCGGTGCTGCTGAATGTCTGTGTGGCTGGAGACATTGCGGGGAATGCTGCGGAACAGGCCATTGTCCCGACGCCTGCGAGTGGGGCGCTGAGTTGGTATTTCTGGGCGACTTGGGCAGCGAGTGTGCCTACCCCGGTGAGGGCTGCTCCGAGGGCGTACGCCTGTGACATCTGGGCGGCCATCGTGCCCGTCGCCGTGGCTCCTGCCGGCCGGAGGAGCTGTTGGAGTAGCTGCACAGTGAGTGAGCCCGCAGCGGCGAGCTGCGCGCTGCGGTCGAGCCGAACCCTTGCGTCGGCGGACATGGTTCCGGCACCGGACATATCGGCTTGTCGTGCGTAGATCTGCCGGATATCGACTGTGAGGGCGCCCGCGCCTGCGAACTCTGCCGTGAGGCTGTATATCTGGGAGACTCCGGCGGACAAGTTGCCCGCGCCCGCCATATCGGCGCCGATGGTGTACACCTGCCCGACCTGGGCGGCCATTTGCCCCTCGGCGTGGAGCGTGCCTAGCCGCTCGGGTATCCAGAACCAGCTCTGGGACGGTTTCGACGGGTCATGCGGTGGGTCCTTCCACCAACTCCGCTGCGGCTCTCGGCTTTCCGCTGGCGGATTGGGGGACCAGGACATCTATTCCTCGACGGGTGGCGTGGGGTCCAGAAATTCGAGATACTCCTCAACGCTGCCTTGAACTGTCAGGGTGTACGGACCCGCGAATACCAATTCGACGCCGCCCGAGTCGTTGCGCATGCTCAGGTTCAGTGGCTTGAACCACACGTCCGACCCATCAAGGCCCTTAGCTTTGATAAACCCAAACTTTCCCTGCTCGAAATTCATTGTCTCCCCTTTAAATTTGGCTTCGGTTGAGCAAGGCCAGAGACAGATAGGTCGCGGTACCAGCCGAGTCTCCGGTGACTTGCCGAGTGCTCGCATTGGACCCGAGGACTTGACCGCCGCGCACAACGTCCCCGGCGTTGAGGTAGATGACAAATGAGTCCGACAATGACAGGACGGGAATGGTCAAGTCTACGCTGCCGTCGCTGGAGTTTGACCGCGAATACTGCTGCGGTAAACCAAGTTTCGATGGTGTTGTGGTGCTATTGACGAAGATCGCCGGGTTCGCCTGTCCTGAGCTATTGGTCGAGTTCGTGAAGATATTCGATTTGGTGGAGAGCTTCGCCAGATACCATCCGCTCAGCGATACCGTCATGGTGCCGTTGGTCAAGTTGCATGCGATGTCGGGGGTCGCTGACTGAACCACCGAGTAGAAGCTGTTGGGCAACACCGTTGTGCCGGTGGCGATTGTGACGTTCGTCGCGCTGGTGCGTGCCATGGTGGCGCCGGAGCCCAGGTATACAGGATCGACATAGTCCGACAAGGTGATCGCCGCGACCCGGAAGCTGTCGTAGGTGGTGGTGCCTTGGAACCATCCGTTGCTCACGGTGGCGCGTTGCATGACGAACCCGCCGCCGTATCGGGCGCTGGCGCCGAACGTCACAGCAGAAGAGGTGACCGAGAGGACTGTGTTGCCATTAACGGCCAGCGTCCATGTCGTGCCGACGTTGTGTACCTCTACCAGGGAGCCTTGCCCCAGCGCCCCCGACCAGGTACCACCGGAGAAAGCCGTGAATGTGATGCTGGCGCCTGATCGGGTGTAGCTGCCGATGGTGGCGCTAGCGTTGTCGATCTTGAGGCATGCGCCCGCCGTGTATCCCGAATCTGAGTGGAACAGGTGGTATTCCGGCGCGTTGAGTGATCCACCTTGATCTCCCAACACCACCGCGAGACTCTGATCATCGGTGCTGTACTGCTTGTTGCAGGTGGCAACATACGTGCCGTCTGGCTTGGAAGCGGCGATACCGGCGTACCCGTTGTTGCCACGCACTTTCAGATCCGAGCCGGTGAACACGGCGGGAAGGGCGGCACCATCGGCGCCGCCGAAGACCGTCGTGTAGTTGAGGCCACCCCCGGCTGCATTCTGCTGCCCCTGCGATTTCGCGAGCTGCGCGTTGGCCGCAGCAGCGGCGGCCCCGGCTTGGTCCGCTATCTGCTTGACCCCGATGAGGCTGTTCATGACCGCCACCAGATCGAAGCCGCTACCGTTCTGCCCTGTGGCCGCGTTGACGATGCCGTCCTTGAGCGATCCGATACCCGTTGCAGCTTCGCTGATCAGTCCGGTGATCGCAGAACCGGCCAGCTGCCCTGAGTTGTTGAGCCCCTGAGTCTTGTTGTTGTTGCCCGTGAACCAGTCTTTGACTGACTGGATTGTCGAGTTGATCGGCGTGACAACAAGACCCGCGAAGATGTCACGGATTTGGTTGAGCTGGGCATTCAGGTCGGGTAGGTCAGTGACCTTGTTCTGTGGCAGAAGCGGGATGTTGCCGAGGCCGAGGAGTCCGAGGACCTCTGCGGCGTCGATCTTGCCGTCCGCGCCTATCGCTTGGAGGCGGCCTGTGATGTCAGAGATTTCGGCGTTGATCTTCCCGCCGACAGTGTCGAAGAACTCCTTGAAGCGGTCGAGGCCAACCTTTTCGGCAAGCTGGGTGAATGCCTCACCGATGTCGTCGGTGAACTGCTGGAGTTGCCCGACGAGGTCTTGCACGTAGTCCAGCGGTAGCTTGCCGACCTTGATGGCGTTCGCGTCATCGAACCAGACGAGACCGGCTGTGGCGTCTGCTGTTACCTGGAGGCTGACCCTGATGGCGTCCACACCTGCTGGTACCGGGAAGGAGCCGGTGAGGTGTTCCCAAGTAGTTGAGTCGGCGGTGGACGGCTGGAACGAGGCTATGACGGTTCGGACGGGTTGTCCGCCGGACATCACCGGGGCGCCGTTCAGGTAGTGCGAGGCGATGAGCCGTATCGGGTTGGTTCCGGCTGGCGCGGAGAAGCTGGACCACTGCGCCCACGACTCCAGCGTCATCTTCTGCCCCGCGACTACCGGGATGTCGTTGGAGTGCAGGATCTTCATGACGCCGGAGACGACGGCCTTCACTGAGCCGAGCGGCCCGGAGCGTCCTACCGTGCCGTCCCAGGACCAATCGGGGTTGTCTTGAAGGGTTTTCGCGTCATCGAACCCGCCGTTGAGGATGAGGTTCGGGAACCACTCCCCGATCTGTGACAGCGGAATCAGCGGCAGGAGGCCCGGCTTGATCCACGACAGCACGTTCGAGAGGGAGTTCTGGAAGTCCTCCAGCCAGCCCACGATCTCCGGTATCGGGTTGGCCGCGATGCCGAGGAGGGTGTCGATGAGCCGTTTGAGTTCGGCCTGGACCTTCTCGTTGAGCTGCGCGATGGCCTTGCCGACATCCTTGACGTTCTTGCCCAACACTGACGCTGGGTCCTGCGCAAGCTGATTGGTGGGGTCGTAGTCGGCCTTGAATCCCTGTGGGACTAGATCGACCGCGCGGGGCATTAGACCGGCGTCACCTGGACGTACAGCTGGGCGTTCGCCTTGTTGAACTGGTACGCCCCAGCGAGGCCGTCGTTGTACAGGTTGACGTACAGAGTGCCTTGTACCCCAGTGTGGTTCGCGGGGACCAGCGCGTACGAGTTGTCCGGGGTGATCGCGATGGTTGGATCGGCAGTGCTGGAGGCGTGGGGCATCATGTGCGCCCAGGAGGCCGTGTTTCCGAATCCGCGGGCAATCAGCTGGCCGGAGGTGGGGTGGCCGAGCCTGATCTCGCAGCCGATGATCAGCGGATCGGAGTCCAGCTCCAGGCCGGTGGCCTTGATGTGCCCAAACACGATTGGCTTCCACGGGAACGGCTGGGCCGGTACCGCGAACGATCCGATGGGAGCGCGGGTGGAGATGCCCTGGTAGTTCGTGAACGCCGCCTCGGGCACCGTGTAGGGCCGGGGGATGATCGCGCCGATGGACATCGGTCGCCACTTGCCGCCGGGCAGAATGTTCGCGTCGAACGCGAGCACCTGGAGATGCGAAGGCGGGGTGGACATGTCCACATCCGGGGACTGCGACAGATTGCCGGCGGGACCCTGCGGGCCGCGCGGTACTGCCAGGTGCGCGATGACCGATGGAGCGTAGGGGCTGCCCGACTGCGACATGTAGGACTCGACGCCGCCGTCCGGGTCCAGAAGCTCTACACCCCAGGTGATGAGCGGGACCGGCCCCGGCGGGCCTTCGGTGCCCATCATGATGACGCGGTAGTGATCCCCGAACCACACATAGGCGCGGGAGCCGATGAGGTTGGTGCCGCCCTGCTGGTTGGTGACCACATTCACCGCTGGGGAGGTGCCGCCGGTCGCGGCACCGGTGATGGGCGGCTGGTTGAGTCCAGCCTTCGTGCCGGTGAAGGTCACCGCGTAGGGTCCGCCCGCGACACCGGCCACAGCGACATCGCCGGGCGCGATGTTGGCGAGCGCTTCAAGAGCGGCTTGCACAGCGGCGGAGGTAGCGCCTCCCGCGATAGAAGCCGTGGGTAGCCCGTCGTAGTTCAGGATGAATGACGTTGGGCCGCCGGTAACGGTGACGGTTTGGACCTCGTTGACAACGTCGTACTGGTTGATGACCCAGTACTTGCCGATGTCGTCATCGGTGTTCGTCAGGTTGGTGGGCAGGTCTTCGGGGTCGTCAATGGTGGAAACCTGCAGCCGCAAGGCGAAAGCGTGCTCACCGGCAGGGCCTTGCGGTCCGACGAGCGCCGGGATGACCAGTGTTGCTTGGTCGCCCGCAATCTCCATCGTCGCGACATGCCCGTCCGGGGTTTCCCCGTCCCCGACCACGGCATAGATGTGCGTCGTGGTGGTGAGCGACTTGAGGTACTGCATCAGGCCAAGCGGCTGAATCACGGGTGCTGACATCAGCTCTCCTCGGGTCGGGGTTCGTCGGTGTAGCGGACCTCGGCCTTTGTGTGCCACTGGGACATCACCATTGGGCCTTCTCCGTCGCGGCGGGCCGCGAGGCCGCGCACGTCCGGCGGCCGGAGCCGGTCTGCGCTGTAATCGCCTGGCTGGAGGTCGCGTTCGGCGTCATCGGGCGCCTTCACGTCCACCCAGGTGCAGGCGTTGGGGTAGACGCCCTCCAGATTGGTGAACCGGCGCTTTTTGATGAGCGGATCAGCGGAACGCCGGAAGCCGTACAGGGCAGCGGTCCACGCGATAGCCATCGGCGTGGACTGGGTCACCTGGTCGTCGCTGCCGGCCATGAGAATGTTCAGGTCGTGAGTCCGGCCGTTCTGATCGACCGGGTACTCCATGACCTCCAACAGCTCCAGGTAGGCGCGCTGAATATCGCGCATCGCCGCGACTCGCTGCGCCTTCTCCAAGTCGAGCCCGGCGTCGAGACCAATCTGTATGTCCGCCGGGATATCCCATGCCTCGCATTCGTCGGCTTCCGCGCAGACAGCTTGGTCGCGGGCGGACATTTGGAGGGTGTGCTGATCGGTCAAAAGATGGTCCCTTCGCCGAGGAAGTGGGACAGGGTTGTCCAAACGGCCTGCAACGCACGAAGACCCCGCGCTGCGGGGTCTTCTTTGTCGTTGTCGTCGCCGATCGCGAGGGACACAGTTACCGGGTCTTGGCGGGACCATGTCCGCTTTATCGCGGTGATCTGGTCCGTGAAGATGATTCCGTGCTGCTCGAACCCGGCCCGGTCACCGAGCCCAACGTCTACGTCGATGGCGTGGGGTCGTCCATTGACCACCTTGACCGTGAAGCCTTGCCAGGCACGGGTTTTGTAGTGGCCTACGCGGAGCGTCACGACACCGGAGAGGGTGTAGGCGGTGCCGCCGCCCTTCTCGAAATGCTCCTGCCAGGCCATGTCACCGGCCCATAAAGCTCGAGTTGGATCGGTGAACCGCATCCACGCCAGCAACGTATTGTCCAGCTGGCCTTGGTACAGGTTGTCCAAGCCTTCTGTGCCTTGAGCTTGGCCGTAGAACGCGATGGTCTGGGCTAGTTGCGATAGCGCATATCGGATAGCAAACGTCTGGGCTTGGTTGACGATCGCAGGCGACCGCGAGCCCGTCATGATCGTCTTGACCGGCCCCTTGTGCTGTCTTCGCTCGGACTCGATGATCCCGCTGAATTGGCCGTCGTACCAGATGGTCTTTGGCTTCTCCGGTGCGACGCCAAAGAGCTTGCGGAACAGAGGATCTGTCTCGCCGTCCTGGTTCTCGTCCAGGTTGATCAGCGTCTCCGTGATCATGTCGTCCAACGTGGCGCCGATGAGGTTGATGACGCCGTCTACGGCGGTGCCTGTCGGGCCGGTGACGCCGGACTTGTCCTCGATGGCGAAGACGATGCAGTTCCGGTGGGGGCGGGTGGCCTGGTCTACGAAGTCCTCGGCGACGGTTCCCCGGGCGATGTCCACGAGTTCGGTGTGCGGGGAGTCTTCGTCCTCTTCCAGCCATGTGTAGGCACGGAATCCGCAGCCCGCGTCCTTGAGCATGTCGTCCATTGCGGAGTGCCAGTCGGTCCACGCGGAGCCGATGACGGAGAGTCTGGATTGGTCAAGCAGCGGGTTGACGAACGCGACTTGCAGCGGCCACGACAGCGGATCCAGTCCGGTGAGTCCGCCGTTGAGCCATGAGAACGGGTTGAAGATGTTGGTCGGGATCGACAGCAGCGGGAAGAACAGTCGCGCCAGGTTGATGAACATGGAGGCGGAGAGGATGGTGCGGGTGTTGCCCGGAAGCACCCACATCTTGGGCAGCTGGACCTCGGGTGGGAAGATCGGATTCGCTGCGAACAGAAGGTTTTTCGCGTGCTGCCGGTTGCTGATGGCCTCCAGCTCAAGCGTGTGAATGCCGGAGCTGTCGCGCTTGGCGTTGATCCCGGTGATCTTCCCGCCCCATCGGGTTCGCCATGTTGGCGCTGTCGGGTTGGGGTCCACGACCAGGTGGAGGTCTTCGTGGATCTTCGTCTGGTGGAGGATGAAGTCGGTCAGCCAGTTCTCGTACCGGAGAACAACATTGGCTTGGCCGGAGTCGGACCACATCTCCTCCACTGAGGCCATCCGCTCGCCCGCGATCTGGGCGACCGGCTTCATGTTCTTGTCGAACAGGCGGAGCATCGGGCGCTGCCGGGCGGAGGCCTCGATGATGTCGCGGCGGCCCTTTACGTACCGGAACTGCGACATGGGGTCGCTGGGGTCTGGCTTCTCCTTCTCAGCGATGACCCGTTTGAACTGGTCGTTCATCCAGCGGGTGAACTCCAGCGGCGCCGTTACCAGTCCGGTATCGACGCCGTCGAGGAGGCTGCTCATCTAGCGTGACCTCTTATAGCGTTGTGGCAGCAGGACAGTGATCTTGGCGTTGGGGTCGGAATGCTTGACGCGGATGTGCGCGACGGTCTTTGGGGCGATGGCCGCCATGAACCGCTTGTCGAACCGCTTCCACACCGGTTCGCCGCTGGCCGCGAGGTCGTGCAGGAAGAAGTCGAGGATCTTGGACTGGCGGGCGATCTTGTAGAAGATGTTGTCTACCGGGTCATTTGATGCTGTGAGCGTGCGCTGGGTGGGGTCGGTATCCACGAGCACGTAGCCGTCTTGCGGTGTGATGAGTGGGAGCTCCACCATGCGTCCGGTGTCGCCGTCCTCCACCCATGCCTTGCCGGGCGGAATGATGAACTGTGTGAAGGACTTCAACTCGCCCCGGTTGGCGAGGGCTACGGTGCCCTCACCCTTGCCGTCATATTGGGCGGCGTTGGCCGGGGTGTTCTGCCATGTAGACCACAGCGAGGGCTTGCTGTAGTACGGCTTCTGGGCGAGCCATGTCAGGTTCCAGGTAGCGAAGTTGTTGCCGAATGCTACGGGGTCACGCTTGACCGAGCCGGTTACGGTTTTAGCGGGTCGGACCCTGATCCAGCGCCAGCCGGAGAACCGGGTGTAGATACCGAGCCACCCGTCGCGTTCTTCGTCTTGGCCTGCCCACCAGCGTGATTCGGCCATCCGGTACTGGTACTCGTTGAACGGGATGCCCTTCCCGCCGATCTTCACCCCGAGGTTGATCTCTCGCTTGAGGATGTTGACGCGCTCGACCGTGGTTCCGAGCTCGTAGGCGCCCTCGCTGAGTAGCAGCTCGAAAGGCCAGTGGTGCTCGCCCTCGATCTCCTCGGCGAGGTGTACGCCCTGCCGGCCAGCGAGGACACCGCCGTGCAGGTCGTAGCGGTACCCGTCCGGGGTGATGTAGATGACGCGGGTCTCCAACCCCTGCAAGCGGGGTGGCAGCTTCTCCCATACGTCGTAGGCCGCCATCTCTGCCTGCCGGATGAACCTC